TTTAAGTTTTGTGGCTGCTTCCCGCTGTGCCGCAGTAATACGAATAGCTGCGTTACGTTCCCTGATCTTCATCTCTGAAAGATCAATCGTGCGCCGCACCTTTGCAACTTTCTGTGCGTTTTTCTCTGCGTTCTGCGCCTCTACCTCACCCAAGCGGCGAAGCTTGGCGACATTATCCTGCCGCATACGCTCTATGTTGGCGTTCGTGGCACGCATTGCTTCTTCACGTTTGGTAAACTCAGCGAAGTTACTTTTCTTCGGTTGGTTCTGCCAATCGTACAGGTTGTTCATTGCGTGGGCGTTGGCGAGTTTTTGGGGCGTGACTTTAGCAAAGGCGGCCAGTTCTTTCAGCCGCCTTGCTTCAGCTTCTTGTTGCGCTTTAAGCTTAATGCCTATTTTGTACTGCTCTGTCATACTGGCTTGGGCGCGAAGCAGTGAATTGCTATACGCGCCAAGCGCAACATTGACGTTACCCAGTGCAGTACTGATTGCCTGCGCCGAGCCTATATACTTCCGGTTTTCTTCTCGTTCTTTGCGGAGGGCGGTTAAGACTATCTTCTGGACGTTAGCACGCTCTCTCCAGCCATCAATGTTCTTTTTGATTGCAGCGTCCAGGCTGAAAAGATCATTTTTGAGTCTTTGAAGTCCCTGGATGTTTTCCTGAAGCTTGCCTATGTTGATGTCAAAATTAACTGAACCTGCGCTCATAGGCTTATCTCCGTTTTCTTAATGCTTCCCATCCAGAATCATCCAATGGACGTTGAATAACTGCTTTATGCGGATTTAACAGCGTATTAACGTGCTTGGTTAATTTACGCTGCTCGTGATCTTTCATGTTTGCGCGCCCAGAAAGATCGGCACTTAGTGAAGCTTTGCTTGCCCGTTGGCGCATCGCTTCTGCGGCTATAACACGCACCCAGTTAAATGATTGTTCGGTTACATACTCAAACGTGTAACAAGGAAATTCGCTAACGATAATACCATAAGTAAACAACCGATCATCATCTTGTTGAGTAAGCTCTAGCCGAATAAACTCTCCGACAAAAAATCCATTACCCCGCGCAACTCCACAATCCCGATCTGTTTGATGTCTTCCCCCTTGACATTAACCAGCTTAGCTACCGCATCTCGAATAAACTCCACTCCCGTGTTTTCGGTATTACCGAGCGAATCCAGAACGGCCATCTGAGCATCTGAAATTTCAGTCACCTGGCCAATCACGCCGTTACTGAAATTGACCGTTACCATCTTGCTGTCGAGGAACTTTTTGCCGTCAAATACTTTTGCCATGTTATCTCTCCCGTAGGTTAAATGTGTGAAGCAGGCTTTCGGTCATTTCACCTGCCGGCCGCTAAAAATTAAGACAGCATAGCAGCTTCATCACCAAAATAATAGGTAACAGTCTGCGAGTTTACCGTCCCAGGGAAGCACTTAAAGGTCACGTTAAGCACACGCTGGTTTGAAGCGTCGAAAGAAAGCTCAACGTCACCAAGCGGAGCTGCCTTGGGGAAAATAATCGCATCCGTTGCCGCCGTACTAACTGCACCATTAACATACTTGGTAAGCCGAAGCTCTTTTGCGATAGACAGCAAAGAAGTACCGACTTTATTAAGTCCAGCAACCGCAGTCGCAGCGGTCAAAGTACTCTGCGGCTGAAGCACAGATTGCAGAGTAGCCATGTCGATCTCTGCAAGAGCCATAGACACTTCGACAGTAGTGCCGGTAATGACAGTATCTTCCGGCGATGACCCGTATTGATCGCTTACAAGATCAACCGAATCATCTGAGATAGTAACCGTCACACCACCGTTAGTTTTTCCAAGATCCACCGAGTTAAATGCCGCTTTACAGGGGCCGAGTTCAAGAGCCATGATATTTCTCCTTAGTTATTGTCCAGGGGTTATACACACGAACGAACAGGCGAATACTACCTTGTTTTCATTCGTTGTGGTTATGTATTTGGGTAGACTCAAGGGGATTGAGTTAAAGAACCCGATTCCGCTTATTGTGAACCCGTTGGAATATGCTAACACATTATAAACATTAGTCAATATGTCACACGCTGTGTCATAGTCGTCGTATTGAGTATTCGCACCGACAGTGTAACGTTGAAGTCCTGTGTCGTTTTCAGTCCCGCCACTGACCCAAAGGACTACTCCGTTACGCGCAGGAGAAGGAAAACGTCCTTGGAAGAGGTCAACTCCCGGCGCGAGAGTGGTCTGAGCGGCTAGATGGTCTATAATTAACTTGTTTATATTCATTGAAGCACCCTAGCCTCTGAGTATATGAGCGGTACTGCAGCAGCGATAGCCATGTAGGGTTTAGCACTTATGTAGTGAGCACCACTCAGCGGGTCGGAGAAATTTCCTTGCCACTCGTGCATCTCAGCGGCGTGGGGCGCACTATAAATAACGCTTACTGTGCCTCGGAGTGAAGATATTTGGGATACCGGACGGAACTTACGAATTCTAAGCTCTGCAAGCGGGATATCGCGAGGTTGATCGCCTGTGATACGGGAGCCATATCGAGCGTACGAACCGCCCATAAGATAGGCCGGGTTCGTCTCCAGCAAATCTTCATGGCCATACTTTGCAGCTAGCTGCTCTGTGGTCATAACCAGTCGGCCACCGACATAGACTGCCCCAGAACGCCGAAGCCGTCCGGTCATCCAAGGCGGCCTGGGCATCATAATAAGCGTATGGTAAAGAAATTGCTCCGCCAAAATCTCCGGAGTCTTCACAGAAATAAACGTCTCCAACAAATCCAGCTTTCGGATAACACCAGCGACAAATGACTTACGCGGCCTACCCATAGACTATCTCCGTATGGTGGTACTCGCCCCATTCGTGGTGATGACTACACCGCCGGATAGAATACTCTGTGTCGTCTATCAAGATTTGCTGCCCAGCCTCGACGAAACCCCGCAGCTCGCTGCTAAAAACCGTCCCCCTGCCGAATACATTCAACAGACCATCTACGGCAATAAAACGATCTTCGCGTTCTATCACACCCCCATAAATATTTTCATTCACTTCAATCACTTTACCATACGCATCACGGGTAGATATCCGGATTTTAAATTGCTCCACAGATGGTATCATTCGGAAACCCCCTTAACCTTAGAGTCTGTCCGATCAAAAAAAGCATCTCCATAGCTAAAATTATCATCAGCGATATAACTAGCCGCTTTAGCCATATACCTGTTAATCTCCCGCCGAATTTCCTGCGGATCTATGGTCTCCTCAAACTTCCCGATCCTACGCCGAACAACTCCGCGATGTTTCCGCAGCACCATACGCAGCACTTCGGCATAGACCAAGTTGGGATCATCCGCAGACGAAAATTTACCCAGCGCGTAGTTAATCGCGGAATCGGGGAGGATATAAGTGGAAAGTTGGAGTTCTGCACGGACATCTTCTGCAATCATAAGGATCTCCAAAAAGGGGAGCTAATCAGATCGACTAGCTCCCCAGATTGACCTAGTGAATCGACTTAGGCGGTCAATACGGTCGGGACATAAACACCCAGATCCGCAGCAACCAAGCGCATATCATGATAATTATGCGCTTCCACACGAATAGAGTTCAACGTGTCCATCTCGAATGTTTTAACGCCATAACCGTTTGTCCCAAAGCCTGTCCAGGCGAAGTTATAGCCAGCCGAAGGAGATTCCAGCGACGGATTATCAGTCACATGAAGCAGCAAAAACTTGTTCGAAGAAACATAGTTCATGCTGGCATTAGCTCCATAAGCAGCACTGTCGTACACGGCGCTGAGAACCACAATTTCATCGACTTCAAGAATACGAGCCAACATATCAGCAGTTACGTTAGCTGCGGTGGTGTACTTTAGCTGGTCTTTGACTTGAGCGTGACGCTTCAGTACGTCAAAGACATCTTTGGACATAACCGCTTTGTTCGGGCTGAAGGCTGTGGTGGACTCCATATCGCGCTTGAAGCCATCGATGTCTTCGAGAGGGGTAGATCCAGAAGCAGCATTCCACTTGGTCGAGGGAGTGGTTGCGTCAGTCCACACAGAGGTTGTTAAGAACCGGGTAGCCCAGTCAACTTCGTCGAAGGTGGCGATGATCTGGGAAACCCGCCGGGTAGCTGCACTCAGCGGATTCAGCGGGTTCGGATCATTCTCAATATGCTCATTAGGCACATTTTCATGATGCGAAACATCCTGACATGAGTACGATGCTTCCGACCGGCCATGCCGTGACCCACTGGATTCTGTTCCAGGCGCACGAACAGACGCTTCATTCTTAAACCAGTACTCCTTGTCATAGACCGGATACTGTGAAGAAAGCAAAGTGACCGGGCAAAGGGGGAAAATCTTCGTCGCTTTAAACTTAGCGGGATCTTGCATATACTTCAGACCCACGTTAGTCAGTGTCTGGGTGTATTGTGTTTGCAACGCCATGGTAGTTACTCCTTATAGGTTAATGGTCGGTTAGACCAGTTTTACGCGACGAAGTTCACCGGCAGAACCGGCTTCGAGAGCGATAGCGCAGATTAAATGATCGTCATTCCCTGCACCGGTAGTGGCCGCAATGAGCGCACCAGATGCATTCGCTTTGAGCGGCGCACCAGCCGTTGCACCACCAGTCCCCAGAAGGGCAAGCGCAGTACCAGCGATCTGGACAGGGGCTTTAGTCTCGGTTGCGCTAGTAGGTTCAACCAAAACACCTACGCTACGCAAAGTGGCACTCTTGGTTCCCGCGCCGCTGATAGCAGTCCCGCGAGCAGTAGAGGCCGGAACATTCATTGTGATAATTGTTGCACCTTGGTCAGCCATGATAATTCTCCTTAAAAGGGCTTGTTGTTAGAATAGATCAGGAAATTCTGATTTAACTTTCGCCATAGCAGCATCTACATCTACACTATCGCGGGTCATGATATGATTAATAGCTTCGTCGATTGAGTTAATTCCCTGCGAAGTAGATTCGCTTTCTGCGCCTTCGGTCGGGGTGCCAAGTTCTGCAATTACCTCATCCAAGCGAGCTTGCCGACTGGCAATTGCGGAATGAACCGCAACGAGGGATTCGTCATCCAGCTTAGCGAACACAGCCAGTTCGTCTGCAGAAACTTGAGTACCTGCGAAGAGCTTGGTGATTGACTCCATGTGCTCACGTGCTTGCTTTGCGTCCAGTTCTGCCTGCAAAGCGTCTTCTTTAGCTTTCAGCTCTTCTGAAAGCCGCTGGTTCTGGGCTGCAAGCTCATCAAGCTGAGTCTTGATGTCTTCCAGTTGAGTTTTCTCTTTAACTTCATTCATTTTTTGTTCTCCTATCTGAATTGCGAGGGATACGGCATCTTGGAAAGAGCCTACACGATCTACAAGGGAAAGATCAAGTGCTTCTTGAGGGGTGAATACAAGTCCATTAGCTATCTCAGCAAGAACATAATCCCGCTCTAAGGAACGATTAGCTGCGATAGTATCGACGAACATATTGTAGTAGTTGTCTACATGGAGTTGGATAAATGCTTTACCGTCGGCGCTAAGCGGTTCTGTGGAGTTACCGAGTGCTTTGTGTTGCCCGGCAGTGATAAAGGTTATTTTGCGGCCTTCCATGGCTAGTTTGGCGCTTTCATCTTCGTGGACGGAGATCACGCCGACGGAGCCGACCTTAGATGTGTCGTAAGCGACGATTGCGGAGGCGGCGCTGGAGATCCAGTATGCGGCACTTGCCATCAAGCCATCGGCATACGCTACGATAGGCTTCTGGTCTTTTGCGCGCAAAATAAAGTCAGCTAGTTCTTTGGTTCCGGCAACCGTACCGCCGGGGCTATCCACAGAGAGGACAATAGCGTCAATGGCGGGATCATTAATGGCTGCTTGGATGTCGTCCTGGATCATCTGGGTGGTACGAACACCGCTAATAGCCCCCAAACCGTAAGCCCGTTTCGTGATCGTCCCGTGGATGGGAATGACCGCTACTCTGCGGGACGGCACAGAAGGCATCTCTTTGCCAGGCTCAAGGCGCACATGATCTCCGGCAATGTACTCCGCCAGCACACTTGCGAGCTGATCCAACTTTTCGGGCATAATAGCCCACTCAGCCGCCAGAAAGAATTTTGCCAGTGCGTGCCCACGGCTTCCCGAAGGCGGCACCCGCAAAGAAGAAATCTCACTTAGCGGAACTGGTTGGTTTTCCAGGTATTCGCTAAACTCATGCTTGCTTATCGTTTGGGTTACTGGTACTGGGGTTACTGGGGTTGTTTTTGACATCGGCTTTCTCCTGCTTTTGGCCTTCCAGCGGCCTGGCGGTTTCAGGGTCATGGGGCGGCAAAGCTACACGGTCACGCAAGAACGCTTCAAGCCGCTCGTCGGGAGTGATGATATTATATTTAAGTAGACGGCCCAAGAAAGATGCAAGGTCACTAATGTCAATCCGCTCGATGCCAACCGGTTTAAGCTTGGGCTGCTTAGGCAGGTCATTAAATAGTTGCAATGCCCGTCCCCCGATAAACTGCGAATTCACGACATTAGCGACATCTTTGGCAAAGCCCTCCACGGCAATATGAAACAATGACGATTGCTCCTTAGCCAACGCAAACGATCCGCTGGAGCTGGTCACGCCCAGCACGAGAAACTGGCTGAGCATACTAAGCGCCATATTGTTCGCATAGCGGTTAATGACGGCGTTAAGGTCGAATTGACGTTTACCGGGGCTTCCGGCCAGCTCGAATTGCCAACCGGTCGGCAGCACAAGACCTTCCTGTGAGTTCCGCTTGACGTTGCGCACTGTTTGCCACGCCCACTGGCCGACCGCGTTAAGGGAGCCGTCTTCGGCTTGCAACTCGGTATCCTGGGGCGCTTTAAGGATCGGCAAGCCCGTAAGATCCCGCTCAACACCAATAGCTTCAATCTTCTCGATGTTCGTCTTGTAATACCAATCGCGGTATGCGTTGCGGAATAACGACTTGCCCCTGGGCGTAGCTTGGGTTTTGGCACAGTGGAAAATAAGACACTTCGAAGCCCGAATTTCGGCTGTTTTACCTGTGCTTAATCGTTGCGTAAGGGACACAAGTTGACCTTGCTCACTAAAATTCCAATCCGCCAGCGTTACCTGGGGACGATAATGCATAGATTTCCAATGCACATGGCCGTTAGCGTCCCGCTCCGTCAAAGTAACCTCAATGACCGAATGCCCAAAGACAAAATGCGTGAGAATATCCCCTAGATTATCCATCCAACCGGCATTAATAAGCGACTGTGCAAGCACCCCATCTTCGTCATCTTCAGTCGCCCACGAAATAGACTTGAATATCTGGGTCAGCGCCAACAAAACAGCCCCGCACACAGCATCAGTATCCGCCATTCGGTTAAATTCCCGAATCAACTGCGTCTTACCCATAACTGCGTCAATATCAGTATTCGTATCGTACGAAAACTGCCCTTTAATCGTCTGATACCCACTCACGTTCTGCTTTGTAGGAGCTGGACTTGATCGTTTAAATTTTATCAAAACTTGACTCCTGGGCCAGATGGTTATTTATTTGCATATACGGATTGATTGTCAGAGAACAGTCTAGCGTGTGGAAGTTAAAATGTCTATATGTAGACAGCATTAAGCTATCGGAGAAATCAGGCGAAAACCCTAGTCGATTCCGAAGCTTTTTTTTGTCGGCCACTTGCAACGGGCGAATGTCTTCGAGAAAGTGAATCTCAGGGAGTTCTTGTATGTACCGGTCGTTGTGGGGGAGGTAAAGATCGTTGAAGTTATCCGAGAGTTGTTTGTAGAGTTCGGCTCGGACGTTTCGATAAGCTTCCGGGTCGTTTGCGCGAGCGGATGCGTTTACTTTGTATGTTTTGAAGCCTTGTTTGCGTTTTAGTTGATCGTAGATTGCTATGCCCATGCCTACATAGTCTACGTAGAGTTCTTTGATGCCTAGTTTGAGGCACTGGGCGACGACTTTGGTGATTAGGTCGTTTGTGTCTGCGTGGATTATGCGGATAGGAGGGTAGATGTATGGCCCCCGACGTGGGGTGAGGACGGACGCGTCTCCCGTGCCCCCGCCTGAGGGATCGAGGCCAGCCACAAGCAAAATGTCTTCAAATACGCTGGCCTGGGCTTCGCTATGCCGCTCAAACGCCTCAAGAAGCTGATCGTATGACGCTACCACCTGGCCTTTGCCGGAAGGAAACTCACCAAGAATTTTAGTGCGAAACCAATCAGAATCCCGGCCATACAACGAGGCCATCCGGTCAATCCACCCCGCGTCAACAAAAGGAGAATTAATCGAAGAGAGCGTAACCCGGTGCCACTGCTCGCGGTTTTTGTTATGGGTGTCGTAGAAATAGCCTACCGCCCGTGTGGGGTTCCCCGTCAGCAAGCAATACACGTTTTTTTGAATCATTGAGCCTTCGATGCCGCTAAAAACCGGATCGGGAACACCGCTCGACTCATCGACAATAAATAGCAAATACGGCGCATGAAAACCGGCCAACACATCCCCAAGCTTATCTTTTGTATCTTTAGGTATAGTCCTGGCGACAATAAACCAATCCTTATACCCTTTAATATAAATCTTGCTCTTAATAACCACCAGCGCATCCCGAATAAACGGGATCTTAATCCGTCGAATCCAGGATTCCATCTCCGCAAATAAAAGATCCTCTAACTGGTGCCCCGTCGGAGCAGTACACACAACCTTGGCTTCTTGTCGCGTCGTAAGAAACCACAACGCAGTTGTCGCAGCTACCGTGGTTTTCCCGGTCGTTGTTCCCGATTTAGCTGAGACGAAATGGTCTTGGATAAGGCCATCAGCGATTAGCCGTTGGTCACTCGTGATTTGTGCGCCCAACACTTCGGCCATCCACAGAGGATAGTCGTTAATATAGCGCTCTTGGTATTCAATAGCGGTTATTTCTTGCACACGAATATCCTCAAAAGATCAACCGGTTAATTCTCTTCTACTTCAGCTTCAATGGCTTGCTGGGGAATCTCGTGCATTTGTTTTGTATTAGCTGCTTCAGAGAGCCACGAACCGAAATCCATTCGCAGGTTGTTCGTTGTGTGCTGAGGTTGTGGTTTGTCGGTGATTCCTTGGGTGCCAAGCACGAATAAAGAAGCTTTATAGTCTCCTTTGTTGACCGCATCCACGACATTATCGGCGGCTGTGAGGACGCTCCCGTGAAGTTTTTCTTTTGCCTCCCGCAAGATCTCCGCACGCGCTTTTTCTTTTCTCGCTTTAAGCCTGGGGTCACGCAACGTGTACTTATAGTGCATGGGCGTTCCAGGGGAGGTATAGTTAAACATACGGGCGATCTTTGTAGGGGACATTCCCGCACCGGACAGCTCTGCAATAAGCTCCTGGGTGAAGCTCAGCCCCCGCTTGGGATCGGGTATCCAGACAATCTCTCCATCTATCCGGAACGCTCCTTCCGTTCCGGTATCCTCAACGATACTATCCTTGAAGTTGTCTCGTATAAACGCAAGTCTTCGTTCTTCTGCGGTAGGTTGCCAGTAGATTTCCATCGCGGAACTCCATTAATAAGTCTAGCTGGGGCAGTCAAAATTAACATAATCATTCTCCTGTGGCTTGCGGAGAGTATAAGCTAATCGCCTAGATTATGCAACCCAGAGAAAGAAGCACTAAGGGGCACGCTATGTAGGACTGTTTAAGCAGTGGAGATTGGAATTTTTTAATGCGCAGGACTTGCCCAAACTCTCCAAAGCAAATGACTCGTCCTTGGCGAGGACAGCTTGTTCTAGGGACGTTGGCGTGTAGTCGGCGGCTGGTTAGTTAGTTAGCTGTAGGTTCTCAGGTTTTCTAAAAAAAAAAAAAAAAAAAAAAAAAAAAAAAAAAAAAAAAAAAAAAAAAAAAAAAAAAAAAAAAA